ATGAAAACACTCTACATAGATATGGATAACGTATTGGTGGATTTCCCATCAGGAATAGCAAGAACCCCTGAGCATATACAAGACCAGTATGAAGACCGATTGGATGAGGTTCCAGGCATCTTCTATTTAATGGATCCAATTCCGGGTGCAATTGCTGCATATGAAGAGTTGGCTACCATGTTCGACACTTATATTCTTTCAACTGCCCCCTGGGGTAATCCTAGCGCTTGGTCGGATAAATTGCTGTGGGTAAAAGACTATCTAGGTAAGCCAGCATATAAACGCTTAATCCTAAGTCACCATAAGAATCTGAATGATGGAGATTTCTTGGTGGATGATCGTCTTAAGAACGGGGTAGATCGATTCAAGGGTGAGCATGTTCACTTCGCTACCCCTGAATTCCCGGATTGGGAGACTGTTGTCCGTTATTTAAAAACCAAAGCCTAGATTATTTTCATGGCACTATTGGCGCTTAACTTGGCCTTGCTTTCGAGATATTCATAAGGGTCAAAGGCATACAGATTATCAACCCCGCGAATGCATGGGACCGGACCATAATTTAAATACTCTTGCATCAAAGCGTATCCAGCGAGTGATGAATACCGCGGTTTGCATAAGGCCCGATCAATTGCTCTTCTGCATGCATCCACAGCATCCGCCAGATCCTCATAATCCCCAATTTGAATCCAAGCACTCTGATCCATGGGGCGTTTATGGTCAAAGACCTCAACGCTAAGTGGTTTGGATAAATTCACTGCATGCATAGTCATCTCCTGATTTTTCCGTAGGATAGATAGCATAAGCTCAGGAGATAGCCATGTTTCAATTGGTGGATTGACCACTCCTTTCTCGAATAAAAGCCTGAACCTGTTCAATCGTCCAAAACGAAGATCTTCCAATCTTTATTGGCTTCGGAAATTCACCTTTTTGAACCATCAACCAAAACTTGGATTTTGATACCGGCATCACCTTCAATATTTGTGGAATTCTCATTAAGGTTATTGGCGGCGTTTGTGGATTCATATTATTCATGATTACCCCCATGGCGGGCGCGCTTCATATTTTTTCGATAAACCTGCAAAGCCATCTTCGCAGAACTCATTTTTGTGTATCCATAAGAGCGATATAAGCTATATAACCGAATTGCCACCATTAAATTCATCTCCTGTTGTGTGTTGTTGTAAGTGAATCTGCGTGCTACTGAGTTGCAATGTAGTCAATGAAATTTAGGTGGTCAATCAAAAGTCAATACCCACTTTATAAACACAAATTAATTTTTGACTACAAAAAAATATTTATTCATAGAAGTAACAAAAGCCAATTAAATAATGCGCTACAGCCCAGTCAGTAAATTCTGATAGAGCTAAGAGAGTGGTGGACACGCGAGGATCAATTAAGACCTCATCTCAAGAAATAAATTCCCACGAATTTTTCAAAACAGGATTACAGACATTTGTTAAATAAATAAATTTAAAATAAATTCAGAAAAAACGCGTTTGACGATACGCTTTCCGATTGTTAGATTCATCTCTTGCATAAATTATTTCATGCAAGAAAAGAACAACGCGGAGACAGTATTAAATGAACTACTACGAGCATCACATTGGAGATTATGCAGAAGCCACTGCACATTTGACCTTTATCGAAGACGCTACTTATAGCCGTTTAATTAGAAAGTATTACGCCACAGAAAAACCATTGCCGATTGATGTAAAGCTAGTGCAACGATTGATCAATGCAAGATCAAAAGAAGAAAAAAATTCAGTTATCTCGGTTCTAAATGAATTTTTTACTCTCACAGACGATGGCTGGAGACAAGAGCGCTGTGATCATGAAATAACTCGCTTTAAAGATAAGCAAAACAAGGCTAGACGTAGTGCTGAAGGTCGCTGGCAAGCATTTCAGTCAGATGATTTGCGCCAAGAAAATGACCCTCACAACTCATGCGTTCGCATTGCGCCCGCATTGCGAACGCAATGCTCACCAGACACCAAACACCAGACACCAGTCACCAATCTCCATACACCAGACAAACAAAACAATGGGGGTGAAATCGAAAAAGTTTTACAGGGCGATGGTGAAACGAAAAAACAAATTAAAACTCTTTTTGAAAAGGAGGGTTTAAATATTGGAGAAGACGATGAGCGTATTGCCCAGTTGATTCAACAAGGCCTAACCGTTGAAGATGTTGAGGTGGCTATTGCTCAGGCAAAGGAAATGCGAAGGAGGGCATCAAGCTCTACCCCGATCAACACCGGATTTGTTCTGGCCATTCTGAAAGGGATACGCAGGAAAGCACATGCCCTAGATTCCTCTGAAGAGATCTGGTGGAAATCGAATGAGGGAATCGACCTTAAGGGACGAGAACTCGGAATGCGAGCTCAAGGCTCGGAGAGTTATGACTCTTTCAAAACCAGAATCTTTGCTGAACTGCGAAAAAGAAAAGAGATCCCAGCTACAACGGAGGCTTCCCATGCAAGCTAACCCATGTATAGCTGGAATCATTGATCGACCTGATATGGAAGATTTCCCAATTGGATCGATCGTTAAAACCCCAAGTGGTCGCATAGGGACAGTTGTAAAGCATCGTGGGGCTCAAAGTAGGCATGATCTGTTCCAGAGAATCATCATCGAGTTTCAAGAACCTATTGGCGATTCAGTAGCATTGCAACCTCATCTTTTGAAGATGATCAGAAGACCAGAAGCATCATCATGATTGAAAACAATCAAAAGAAATCAAAGCAAAAAGCAAAGCCGGCAAATAAAGGAGGAGCTAGGCCAGGAGCAGGGCGTAAAGAGGGCAGCCTCACCAAGAGGACTCGTGAAATCGCAGAGGTAGCTGCTGCACAAGGCATCACACCCTTAGAAGTCATGATGAGCACCATGATGGCGCTTTACAAGGAGGCAGAAAACTGCACTAAGCATGATGATCATGCTCATGAAGGTGTTGGTCATGATCATGACATCATGATCACCGAGAGTCGAATCAAGCTCCTGAACATGGCTGCCACCATCGCAAGACACGCTGCGCCCTATGTTCACCCGCGCCTATCTGCAATCGAGCATACGGGTAAGGATGGGGCGCCACTACAAAGTGGCGTCTTGGTAGTGCCAAGCGCCATGAGTATGGATGATTGGGAGCAAGCCGCCCAAGCAAAACACTAGTCCATGAAAACCATCTGGGCACCATTGCCCGGTAGTCAGACTTTGTTCCTGACTTGCCCAGTGTATGAAGTATTGCTAGAGGGCACCCGAGGCGGGGGTAAGACGGATACCTTGCTCATGAGTTATGCCCAACATGTAGGCAGAGGTTTTGGAGATCACTGGCGCGGAACACTCTTTCGTCTAACTTATCCGCAGTTGGCTGACGTTGTAGCCAAGAGTAAGCGCTGGTTCTATCAAATCTTCCCTGGAGCAAAGTTCAATGAATCAGACTATGTTTGGAAGTGGCCCACAGGGGAAATGCTGTACTTTCGTTATGGAGCTAACGAAGACGACTACTGGAATTACCACGGCCATGAATATCCATGGCTCGGATTCGAAGAACTGACCAATTGGCGCAACCTCTCGTTCTACGAGGCAATGCATTCCACTTGCCGATCATCCCATCCTGGGATGCCAAGAATGGTAAGGGCAACATGCAATCCATTTGGAGTGGGACACACATCAGTAAAGGAAAGATTTCAGATTGGGACAATACCGGCTGGGCAAATTATCAGGCAAGAGGGCGCATTACCCAGAGTGAGAATTCATTCGACGATTTATGAGAACACCCATCTCCTAAAAAACGACCCCAACTACCTCATGAGTCTAGAGTCGCTAAGCGATCCAAATAGGCGCAGAGCGTGGTTAGAAGGTGATTGGGATATCCACGTGGGAAGTTTCTTAGAAGGCGTATGGCAGCCTTCTAAACACGTCGTTGAGCCCTTTGCCATTCCACCAACCTGGAAGGTATGGCGCTCTATGGACTGGGGATATGCCCGGCCATACGCCGTGTATTGGTTTGCTCTATCTAATGACGGAGTCTATTACCTATGGAGGGAGCTCTATGGATATGGCGATAAAGAAAACACCGGTACTAGAGAGGATGCGACAGTAGTTGCTGAAAAAATTAAGAAGATCGAGATCCACGACCAGCGACTTGGATACGAATACCGCATGAACCTAGCTGACCCATCCATCTTTTCAAAGATTGGAGCAGAGCGATCCATAGGTCAAATCTTCAGGGATAAAGGCGTGAAATGGACTGAGGCCTATAACGCCCCCAGAAGCAGAGTGAATGGTGCTCAAGAAATCATTCGGCTGTTAGCTGAAGACAGACTCAAGATCTTCTCAACCTGTAAGCATTGGTTAAGAACTATCCCCCAATTACCACCAGACTCATTAAACCCTGAAGATGTAGATACGGACGCCGAGGACCATGCTTGGGATGCAACTAGATATGGGGTGATGAGGGCCAGGCGAACGCCTGAAATTGATTCAATCCATGGATCGAGGGGCTAACAGGATTTCTAGGGTCCGGAAATGTCAAAGTGACGATGGTTATATTGGCTGGGTCAGGCGAGAGTCGCGCTCTCGACCAACGGATTAAAAGAAGTCATGCCTTTTCAAAAGACTAAATAAATCAATGGTCTAAAAGATGACAAATGAGTGTGCGATTTCATATCGGGGTAGAGTTTGAATCCATAGACTGGACATCAAGCCTTTTAAGCATTACTTAAAGTCACGATTGGACTTAACTTATTGGGTATGAGCAGATATAGTGATTACAACAGACAATCAAATAACTAGGCACATATGTTTTCCGTAAAATTCGAAGAAATTTCAGAAGATCATTTACGCGATTTGATTAATAGCAAAATAAGTGAAAATTCAGTTACTGAGTTTAAGCAAACATTGCCAACATGGGATTCTTCGGGGAAGAATGAGTTTCTTGCTGATATATCGGCAATGGCGAACCATAGCGGGGGGTTCATTTTTTATGGCATAAGTGAGTCAGGCGATGGCAGTGCTGCTGGGATAGTTCCATTGGACATCAACCCCGATCAGGAATGTAGGCGTATCCAAGATTTCATCTTAAATAATCTTGAGCCAAAACTAGGTGGCTATATGATGAGGGCCGTACCAATTAAAACAGGTGGCTATGTCTTGGTTATTAATGTCCTTGAAAGTTGGTCGAAGCCTCATCGAGTAAAAATTAATAACCACTTTTATATCCGTGAAGGCGCTAGAAAGCGTCAACTAGAGATGCCTGAAATTAAGGCCGCTTTTATCAATGGCGATAATCTTAAGAAAAAGATTACAGACTTTAGAGCGGATAGAGTTGGAAAAGTACTTATTGGCGAATCTCCAATAAGGTTGGTTGAGGGGATAGTGCAAGTTCTTCATGTGTTGCCATATTCCTGTCTATATTCAAATGCAAGCGTTGATGTTTTTAGGGCCTTGGATTGGTCTCGAATTCCAGTAATGTCACAAAATCTTGGATTAAGTTCAAAAATCAATATCGATGGTGTTGTAGCACATAGGGTTATCAATCCTCAGGGTAGTGGTGCGTATACGCAATTATTTCGAAATGGAATGATTGAATCGGTTAGAGTATTCCCACCAAGGAGTGATACAGGTGAGCTTGTTTTACCTTCGACTTCTTATGAGCGTGAAATTATCGAATTCCTAAAGGGAATAAAAAAAGTTCTGACAGAGCTGGATATTTCCGGCCCCATGATTATTTTATATTCATTACTTAATGTAAAAAATGTGCAATTAGGAGTTTCAAATAACTACCTTCTGGATGAAGGAACTGGCATATTTGATAGGGATCAAATCCTATTGCCCGATATCGTCATTGAGGATATGGCTATAGATGAAGGGATGGCATTAAGGCCGCTGTTTGACCTTGTTTGGAATGCCGCTGGATTTAGACAGTCTCTAAATTATGATCAGCATTCAGGGGTGTGGGTAAATAGTTAGTTGTATTACACATTTATATAGCAATGAAACCCGGTTACATATCAGGGGAGGCATTTGCTACCAAGATGAATCAATCCAATAAGTAACTAAAACTGGAGAAGAATTTATTCAAAAAATATCCTCGAGACGCTTGACTGCATTTTATAAATGAGGAGTGCCCCAAGACCCCAAAGCTCTTCAACAAAAATGGACTGCTCGCATCACTCATGCGCGCGCTCACTGGTCGGCCTTTCATAAACGCGTAAGGCATAACCGCAATACGGTGGCCGGCTTTAATTGGAATGCAGATCCAACTAGCAAAGACTTCTACAGTCTTAGAGCCAACCTAATACATGGCACTATCTCTGCCGTTCTACCCAATGTTTACGCCAGAAATCCTGAGATATCAACAACACCACTAAATACGGGCGCGGATCTAAAGCTCTTTTGTAGAACCTTAGAGGCAGTAACTAATAGAGCGTTAGAGAACGCTCAACTCAAAAACCGAGCTAAGTCCACTGTAAGGGCAGCCTTGACCTGTAGCTTTGGAATTCTCAAAGTGATGTATCAAAGAGACCCAAGCAAGGATTCTTATATACAAGGACGCATTAATGATGCGCAAGAGAATCTGCTTCTCATTGAGGAGCTTGAACAAGACCTCGATGATAGAGACCAGAGTCATCATCATGATGCCAAGAGAGCAGAGCTAGACCAGCTGATCGGATCCTTTTATGAACGCTCAGAGCTAGCTAGTGCTGAAGGCCTAGTCATTGATCGAGTCCTTACCGAGAATCTGCTTATTGATCCCTCAATCTGTGAGTTCTGGGATTACACCGATGCAGATTGGATCTGCCAAGTCATTCCAATGAAGCGCGCGCAGGCTGAGGCTCTGTACAAGAAGAACCTAGCCAATGCCAAGATCTACCAACCAGCCCAAGGAGAGTCCTCGCATAAGAAAGCCAGGCGCTTAGCCTCCATGCATATGGATGCAAGCAAAAGTCCGGTAAGTGATGATCAGCAGATCGCAGTCTTAGAAATCTGGGACAGAGCTACCCAGCGTGTTTACACCATGGTGGAGGGCGCGACTGAATGGCTACGTGAACCTTATTCCCCGCCAAGAGCTGGGGAGCGGTGGTATCCATTCTTCTTATTACCTTACCAAGTAGTAGATGGTCAATTCGTTGGTCCAAGCCTGGTTGATCTGACCGAACGACTTCAAGATGAACACAACGAAGCGCGCGATCGCTTTAATCAACATCGAGACCTTTGCATTCCAGGGTGGGTGGCATCAGCAGATATCAATGAGAAAACAATCAAGAAACATGCGGATTCAAGGTTCGGTGAGATCACGATTGTGGATACAGAAGGCAAACCTCTTAACCAAGTGATTATTCCTAGGGGGCACCCAAAGATAGACCCCATCGTCTATGACACCAGTGCGGTGCGTTATGACTGGGAGCAAGTTACTGGGTTACAAGATGCTGCGCGCTCAACAGTCGTCAGACCTAAGACAGCTACTGAAGCCAATATCTTACAAAGAGCGTTATCGGGGCGCGTATTTGAATTCAAAGACCAGATAGAAGATTGGCTACAAGAAATAGCGCAATACAGTGCTCAGGTTTTATTGCAGGAGTTAACTAGCGAACAGGTAGAGCGCTACATGGGTGCGCCAGTTACCAGAACAACCATGGTTGATGGAAAGCTCACCATCACCAAAGAGAAAACCTATGACTGGCCAACACTTACCAAAGATCGAATCTTTGACATGGTTGATCTCAGAATCAGAGCGGGCACTACTGGCGCACCGGATGGCATGGAAGAAAAAGAAGGTTGGTTGAAAGTTCTGCCCATGATTACAAATCTATCAATACAAATTCAAAACCTACAAGCTAGAGGAATGGATTACGAACATATCCGTAATCTCCTACGGGAAACTGTCTTGCGATATGACGATCGTATCGATTCAAATCTATTTATACCGAATGTAGAAAAGCAAGCGGAGGGATATGTCGACCCCAACTTTGGAGTCAATCTATTTTCTGAGAGGCGACAAAGAGTCAATAGCGAGATAAGTAACGAACGTAATTCATTAAAAGAGGAGATCAGCAATGACGCAGGTGGCAAATGAAGTAACGAGTTTTAAATCAGAGGTTCTCAGCAATGGTGGATCTATTCAAAGAGCTCAAAATAGGGAAGAGCTAAAAGAACGTGAGCGCTTGAGAAAAGAGGCTGAAGACAAGCATGCGGCTGAAGTACACGCCAGGCGAATAAAGGCAAGAGAAGAGCGTGATCTGAAGTTAGCAGAAAGAGCGGCAGCTCAGAAGGCATCCGATGAAGAAAAGGTAAAAAAAGCTCAAGAGCAAGCAGTTGCCAAATTAGCTAAAGAGCAGGAAGCTGAAAAGCAAAAGGCGCTCAGGGTACAAAAAGCAGAGCCCAAAAGTCAGGCTACCAGTTTGCTTGATGACCTCAGTAAAGCATCCAAGCCCAGCGCATCTCTTGCTCAAATATCTGAGGATATTGAAGAGGGAGAAGAGTTAGAGGATTCAGAGGTTGAGCCAATCTTTGCTCCAGTCAAGGGTGAGGTACAGGTACCTGCCATGATGACCGCTCCTGAGGGCGAACTAGAGCCTCAAGCTTATGACCTGGGAGAGTTATTGCCTGCACCAGCTGCCATCAATGTAGATGCACTCCCACAGCCAGCCATTCAGACTGAAAGCGCAGAAGAATTGATCAATCGGGTGTTGAACCCTGGACCTGCGGATTCGAACCCCGAGAACAATAACAAGCTTAATGAAGAATCCTCTGGCGATATTAAGTCAAAGCGTGGGTGTGAACGGATTCAAAAGATCATCAATGAAAAGCGAGATCTAGAAAAGCAGGTTGAGGATTTGCAAGTTACTGTGGTGAGTTTGCAAGATGCTCTTCGTAAATATGAAATCGAAAGTCAATTTGTTGATAATGCAATGGCAGTATCTACCAAGCAGAAGAAACCTGCCGAGCTAGTATCAGAGGCCAAGCACCAGATCATCAAATACTTAAACTCTCGCGAAGATGAGGTTGATCATTCGGCTAAGGCTCAATGCTTTTACAAGTATCTGACTGATCCTTTTTATATGCAGGTGTTTGTGCAAACCAATAAACCAGAGCAATGGCAATCTACGATTGAATCCATCTACGACTCAATAGGGATGCCGGAGCCTAACTTCGCTAATGCAAAGATCACACCAATGCAGACTCTTCAGCCCATTCGGGCGCGAACCTCAACCCTAGGGGCACCGCTAGCTAGCTCTGAAAACCCAATGGACCGTATCGCTCAGCACTTAGGCAATATGGGAATCTAAAGCGGATAGAAATGGCTCAAGAGATTTATTGAGCCATTTCCCCTGCTAGAAATTTAGTCAAAGGTTTGATGTCGCCATCCACACTCGCTTTTTCAAGTGCATTCATATAGCGCTTTCTCTCGCTTACCCGAACGACCGTCCATGGGTAGCCGCCTGATGCCAATAAAGCGTTCATCAGAAAGCGTCCAATACGGCCATTACCATCAAAGTAAGGATGTATGAATACAAATATATGATGACCCAATACCGCTCTGACTGATGCTTCTGGTTCATTGGCCAGAAGATCAAACAAAGTTTCCATGCTATCAAGGAGAGCCTCTCTTGGTAGGGGTGTGTGTAAAGAACTACGAATAAAAACTGGGCCAGTACGGTAGCCAGCTAACTGATGGCGTTGCAAAATACCTGCCAGTACCGCAGGATTAAACATCGCGGCATACCAATCATGATGGCTTTTTCTAACAACATCACCTGAATTGGCTTTAGCCAAAATTAACTTAATGCTGTCTTTTACTTCGTTAAAGGCTAAGAAGTAGCCGCGAGCCGCTAAAGTATCTTTACTTTTTTTATCCTCTTCACTGATCTCAGGATTCCATCCCTCTTTGGCAATGCGCTCAATCAATTCATCAGTAACTTGATAGCCTTCAATGGAGAGTGAGTTGTAGGCATCTGCTACATAACGTTCCTGAATTTGCTTGAGGTAAGCTGCTGGGCTTTTCGGAATGCCTGGAGCCTTTGGAAAATTCTTGATAACATCTTCACGCCACGTTGCCCACATGGAGCGAATGCGTAGAACATAGGGAGACTTTTCTCGGGACTGGCTGATAGTCGGTTCGGGTAGCTCAAATGGATTCTTGGGCGCGATGGCGTGGCCAGCCTTGCTCAGAGCCTTAATAATGCGCTCGCCATCATCTTTCCTATTAGCAAAAGTAAGTGCACCTGCCAAGCGAGCAGCGGCCGTTGGGAGGCAATTGCCCATCAGTAGAGTTGCCAGTAATTCTGCTGGGTCACGTACCATCGCCAATCCAATTTCCGCCTCCATGGGATGATTGATAAAGAACTGGGGCCCCACCATACAAAGTGCTTCAGCTATTGGTAAGACTTGTAAGCCTCGAATTTCTGTACGGGTTTTGGAAACGCGCTTCTCATCCTGATAAATAACCAGTGACGTATCAAATGGGAGTTTGACAATGCTAGTGCCACCATCTTTGCTAACAATGGTAATTTGCTTGGGAACGGTAGTGCTGCCAGTATGTAGCAGGAGTGATGCCTCGGCATTTAAGCAGTAGCGCTTACCAAAACGCTTGGCAAGATACCCAGACATAAAGGCCCAATAATTGGCATACCAAGCAGTAGAGTCACCATCATGATCGCTAGGGTTTGAGCAAATGTACCAACCCTTCATTACCGAGCGTATAAACCCAGTTTCTAAAAGCAGGGCGCGCTGGGAGTCAGCGAGATCTTTTGATTCAATCACGCCATGATGCTTATCTTGGAGCTTTTTTAAAGCCTTTAAAGACTCAGAAAGCTTCAGAGAATCTGTACTTTTTTTGATTGACTTAGTTGCCATTGATTTTCTTAAATTATTGATTTAAATAGATTTAATACAGATAATTACTTTGTTTTTCCATATAAATTTACTTTGTTATCTAGGTAAAATCTACTTTGTTATTGTCCCACACTTGATGATAAAAGTATGTAGTTCAATAGAGGGCTTATGTGGACTATGGGCATTCATTCCGTCAAGGGCACCCCAAAGGGGTGGCTTGCGAACCCTTGACGGCCACAGGCAAAGAAACGCTCTTTTATGCCCAAGGTGGCGCAATGACACATTGGGCATAAAAACCCACAGCGACAGCAACAAAAACCCCACAAATATCCCAAGCCCACACCTACCACCCCAATAATTGATCTCAGTGCTTCAAACCACCGCGTTAAAGCTAGAGTCGCACCTAGTAGCGTAGCAATGGATGGGTTCACGCTCCATCACCAGGTATTGAAGCCACCAATTTCTTAAATAACTATTGATGGGGTGGCATATGCCAATTTCAAATACAGACTTGCAAGAGTTAGCTAAGGTTTCCTTAGATGAGTACTTGCGCAATCTTCCAGTAGATCAGATAGCCGTAGAGAGACCTTTCCTTAAAAAACTCATGGAAGGACGTAAAAGCTTATTAGGGGCAAAGCAGAACGTTGTCGAGAACATCCGTAAAGAGCACGGTAGTAACTTTAGCTGGGCTTTTGGTGAGGAGACAGTCAAATTCAATAAACGTAATACGACTGAGCAAGCCTCTTTCCCATGGCGCAGAGCAGTTGACGGTCTTTATATAGACTACGACCGCCTATTTAGTAACGGCATCAAGGTGCGTGAAGGTGGGGCGCGAGGGTTTCAGTTGGAATACAACGAGCGCGTGCAATTGATTAATCTATTGGATGAGCAATTAGAAGTCTTGCGAGAGGGCTTTCTCAATAAGTTGGACCTAGAACTTCATCGCGATGGCTCGCATGGCGCAGATGCAGTAGTTGGCCTAGATAGTCTTGTCAGTCTAGCGCCAGATGCCGGTACGGTAGGCGGTATCGATCGAGCTAAAGCAAGTTACTGGCGTAACTACGCAGTCAAAGACATTGCCTCAACATCGCCAGGAAATTTAGTAGGTGAGATGGAAACGGCATGGCGCCAATGCATTAAGCATGGCGGTAGCCCTGATTTCATCATCGCGGGTGGTAAGTTTATTGACACCTATCGCAAGCAAGTGACGGTAACCCATATAGCCGGATCTGGTGAGACCAAGTACATCGATGCTGGCGTAGGAGCAGGAGTCAATACAGGACTCGCGTTCAAAGGAGTGGAGATCATCTGGGATCCGCAGTTTGATGAGTTAGATGCCATGGCTAACCGTACTGTGGAGTGGAGCAAGCGCTGCTATTTCCTCAACACGCGCTTTATGAAGCTACGCGATGACGATCTAGATATCGTTGCCCCCATTCGTCCGCACGACACGCTCGCTATGTACGCCATGGTGAACTTACGTTGTGCTTTATCCATCTCAAGAGCAAATGCCCATGCGGTATTGGCTATTCAATAAGGAGAAAGACATGCAAAACAATCAAATAAGCCATAAGGAGCTAGTACATAGTGATTATCAAATACGAGAAGTGGAAGCGGTGGTGCGCAGGGACGCGTTTACAACAATTCATGTGCATGTGCCTCCGTATGAAACCAATATCCTTCGCAATCTCTTTGGGCGCGAGAACGTCACAGTATTTGAGCGACCCAATCAAACCACCATTACTCCAGAACAAGAGTACGACCGCCTGTGCGCCAAGTACGGACATGAAGTCGTAGCCAAAGTCTTTGGTGAAGATGATGGTGATCGCCTGATGGAGATCGTAGAAGGGCTGATGGCTGAAGGACGAATACCGGCTCAAGAACAAACATTAGATAAGGCTCTTGAACCAGAATTACCGCAAGAAACTAAAGGAGCCAAGAAACGCTAGGAGAAGGGGAGGACAACCCTAGCAGCAGGTGTTTGGGTGCGGCTGCGGATGTTGAAGTAACCATGGTGTGTGGGCGCGCGTAACTGCGCCCCACTGCCAACACCAAAAAAAACCTAGGCGGTAGTGGGGCGGTGGACTTCCATACTTATTCATACCTTCGAGCATCAAGAAAAGAGCTAATGACATGCTTCCAATCATCACATCTCTAGTGCAAACCTTGGCCGTCAATGGCCTTGGTCTGCTTGCGGGCGCGGTTCAAGCCAAAGGCAAGGAATTTATTGAGAGCAAGATTGGCGCGCGCATTCCTGACAACCCCAGTCATGAAGATCTCATCAAGCTCAAGCAATTAGAGATAGAGCAAGAGCAGCTTCTATTGCAATACACGCTTAAGCAAAAAGAACTTGAAATAGAGGAATCTAAACTTCTAGCTGAGATGCATCGTGCCTCACAAGAGAATGCCACTAACAGATGGCAATCCGATATGGGCAGTGACTCCAGGTTATCGAAGAACATCAGACCAGGAACTCTGGTTTATATCCTCACGGCCTACCTGTTATTTGCATTGCTATCAGCAATGGGTATAGATATCAATGAAGCCTATGTAAGGCTTCTTGGCGAATGGGGCCAGTTAGTCATGCTGGCTTACTTCGGCGGTAGATCAGTCGAGAAGATCTTTGAGATGCGTATGCATTGCTCAAATAAAAAAGAAGAAGCTACGTGAATACAAAGGTAAGTGGTCTAGTAGCAGAACAAGCTGCCTTTCTAATGGACGTCAGCAGACTAATTCAGTTTGCTATAGCGGAAGGGTGGGTGATTACCGGCGGCGAACTTTGGCGCTCACCAGAGCAGCAGGAGATATATTTCAAGACCGGTAGATCAAAGACTATGAATAGTAATCACTTGAGGCGCTGCGCTATCGATCTGAACTTCTTTTGGGATGGGGTGTTGGTCTGGGACAAGGAACTTATCCGTACGGTTGGGGGGTATTGGGAGAGCCTAAGCCCCAAGAATAGATGGGGTGGGAATTTCAAGGGATTTGTGGATGTGCCGCATTTTGAGAGGCGTGTAATATAACGGTAATAGAAATAATAAATATTCCTCTAAGGAAAAAGTATGCATCGAATTGTAAAAGCCCATCTCAATAATTTTGTGAAAAGTTGTGGGTATGAGCTAGAGGATGAGGCCGATCAATTTGAAATGTTTTCCGCTCATTGTGTAATTGCATCCCGCTTTACATCGACCTTCGACATGGGTGATGTAAAAACCGGTCCCGGGGAGGATGGGATAGATGGCGTTGCTATCCTAATAGATGAGGCTGTATGCTCATCCGAGGAAGATGCCGAATCAATCTTTAGCGCTGAACGCCGAAATCACGATGTTGATGTGGTATTCATTCAGGCGAAAAGATCTGAGACGTTTGATTTGGGTGACTTTCTAAAATTTAAAGAATCAATTTTAAGATTTGTTAATCAGGATCAATACCAAATTCAGAATGATGTACTGGCTAATGCTAGAAAAGTGTTTGATGTGGTTGTGAGTCAAGTACCCAAAATTCGAAATGGTAAACCTTCCCTTACAGTTAGATATGTAACTACTGGCCTATACAGGGAGCCGGGAGCACTTGAGATTGCTATCAAAGACTTCGAGACTCAATTAAATGAGTTTGGATTATTTTACGTAATTGATATTAAATTCATTGATCGGGATGAATTAACGAAATTATGGGTCGAGACTTACTCGGGAATTGATGCAAGCCTAAGTATTTCGTCGTTTGCTGCTCTTCCAAATATTGCTGATATTGATGAGGCTTATTTAGTTGTAGTGAGTGCGAAAGAATTTGTAAAAAATCTCCTGACTACGTCCGATGGAAGTTTAAGAACCCAAGTTTTTGAGGAAAATGTAAGAGCTTTTTTAGGGAATGATAATCTCGTAAATAAATCAATAGCCGAAACTCTGCAGTCAACTGCAAAATCTCGTTTCCCAGTTCTCAATAATGGAATTACCATTGTCAGTCCTGATGTGAGGGTTCAGGGAAATACAATTCATTTGAAAAATTTCCAGATTGTGAATGGTTGTCAAACCTCAAACGTCTTGTATGAAAATCAAGATTGTTTAGATAGTGTAATGGTCAATTTAAAAATTGTCGAAACAAAAAATGAAGATGTTTTTTCTGAACTTGTTAAGGCAACAAACAGTCAAAGTAAGGTAGATGACACGCAGTTCTTATCACTTCTGCCTGTTAGCAAGAGGATTGAGCAATTCTTTAATTCTTTTGGCGAGCAAGATAAATTATATTTCGAAAGGCGTGATAGACAATATGCCGGCTTAGATGTGCAAGCTATAAAAATTTACTCCCTGCATAATGCGGCTAAATGTGTTGCTGCGATGTATTGTGAAAGGCCAGATTTAGCATCACGATATCCAAAGCGGGTTTACGATGAACTTGGAGCTCAGATCTTTGCAGATGACTCCAAGGAAATTCTTTTTTATTCAGCATGTTTTGCGATGTATAAATTAACAGTTTTGTTTTCGAATGGCGGCATTCCACAGGAATTGAAGAAGCTAAAATGGCATATGCTCCCACTTTTGAGATTAATGATTGTGGGAAATAAGAAATTTCAATTCAGTTCAAAAGATGCCCAAAAATCTGCACAAACTATCTTGGATGCTTTAACCACTGACGAATCTTTAAAAAAGATAGCCAAAAAATTAACTCAAGTTTGTAGAAGGTTTAAGGATGAAACTTCGGATAGATTGAAGAGGCAGGCCATTCTTGTGGAAATGATTGAAAGCATAAAATAAGTATTGCTCTACTGGCTTTCTAAATATGTATTCCAATCTCTCATGAGGCTCATTCTTTTGTCTAGTTGATCCTGCCTCCTATACGCAGCCTCAGACTTATTCTTAATGGTATGGGCTAAAGCAAGCTCTACGGTCTCATTCGGATAGTCGGTAGTTTCTGCTGCCCAATCCCTAAATGTAGATCTAAAGCCATGTGGAACATATTGGCAGTAAGCCGGCATTCTCTTCATGATGGCAATTAGAGACATATTGGACATATTTTCTTTGTTGTAACGCTTGCTTGGAAATAAGGATTCATTTACGCGATGTTTAGAGAGGTATTCAAATATCTCTAAGGCCCTCGAATTTAATGGCACGCGATGCGCCTTACCAGCTTTCATCCTTTCGGCAGGAATAGTCCAAACCTTATTTTCAACATCAAACTCATCCCATTTGGCATTAAGTACTTCACCCGTACGTGTAGACGTAAGAATTAAGAACTCAAGGGCAAGCACAGAGAAGCCACTCTTTGTTCGCAGCTCTCTCATAAACTCACCAATCTGCTGAAATGGCAGGGCAGGATGATGAGTCTTCTTCTGGATCTTGTTGGCTTTAGGTAGGAGATGGGCTAGGGCACCTTTAAGGCGCGCTGGATTGTCTCCCTTGATATATTCATGAGCTTTGCACCAGTCAAGGATCACTTCAATTCGTTGTCGTACGCGAGTGGCTGTTTCGGTGCGAACATTCCAGAAGGGGCCTTCAACTTCACCAGACTTCTTCTTGATTTCTTGCTCAAGAAGCTTGGCGATATGACCGGTATTGATTTGATCAACCCGCATCTTCCCAATTTTTGGATTAACGAAAGTCGCCATGGTGTTTACCCACTGATCAGCATGCTTCGCATTTTTCCATTCTGATCGTTTGGCTGCAATACAACGCTCTGCTGCAATTGAGAAGGTAATTCCATCCTCTGAAGTGGCTTTGGCTTCAGTCCGAACCCTATTGCGCTGATCTATCGGATCAACACCATCTAGAATTAATTTACGAAGCTCAAGCGTTTTCCGTCTTGCATCAGCCAGTGAGCGGACTTCAAGCGGGCCTAAACCCATATCTCTGCGTTTAAATGAAGTAGGGCTGGTATAGCGAAATATCCAACTTCGCATGATTTTATTTACCCCTAGCATCACCTGAAGATATAGTCCTCTGGATTCTGAGTCGTGGTAAAAACCGGGTTCAGAAAGATTGGCAATACGACGCGCCGTAAAGCTAAATTTATTTGACAATCGGCATCCCAAACTCAAGCAAAAATCACCCCTTTTGAACCACTATTTAATCAATATATTTTATTGAATCTCAATGGGTTACACGGGAGTGTGGTTACATGGAGACCATACCAATGATGGGTCTAATGATGGAGTTTGAACCCCCCTTTGTACCCACCATGCAGAAAAAAAATAGAATAAATAGATTAAAAATTTAACCTTTTGTTGGTTATTCGGCAGTCGAACTCTCTAAGGCTCTAACGATGATTTTTTTCCCGTTTTTCACCCATCAGCAAGACATAGTCTCAGGTGGATTTAGGTGGTTTACTCGGGAGTAGGGTTACCCTTTAAAGTCATATAATTCAGGGGCTTATGGATAATAGTAGAGTTCATTGGAGGGGCAAAATCTAGACACCTCTTCCGCCAAAGTCAATGGTATTTGCAGGGTTTGTTGGGTAGAAGCAACCCTGTTACTCCAATAGTTACCACAAGCTAAATTAGGCTGATGGTTTCCCAAGTACCCATAACCTCACATTTTCTTAATTTTGGTAGTCAAGTTGGGCATCAAGCCAGCTGGGTGTGTACCCCATTACTAGCCCTCCCCAGAAAAAAATCAGGTTTTTGGACTTTTTAGCTGGTTCTCCACTTTTTGAATGAATTTAGCCATTGAGAGATCAAATACGGGTGCGAGCTTTTGAATCGTAGATAAGGATGCTTGTTTCTCGCCAAGTTCAAGCGAGCTTATAAAAGTCCTGCGTAAGCCAGCTTCAAAGCCTAATTGCTCTTGAGTAAGCTTTTTAGCTAATCTGAGCTTTCTGAGCGTGATTCCAAAGGCAGCGTCTAGATTCGTTGATTTCCCCATATATGTGGGGATTGTTCGTTTTTGACACCTTAAAGTCTTCCCACTATAGTAGGAATAACAGATAGAACCAATAACTATCAGGGGTAGGTATGAAGCGAATTCTCATCTTGTTTGGATTGCTACTGTGTTTTTCAGCTGCTTTTGCAGATACCTATGTCAATGGGTATTACAAAAGGGATGGCACTTATGTGAATGGTTATACCCGCTCATCTCCAGATTCAACCAATTGGAATAACTATTCAACACAAGGCAACATAAACCCATATACAGCTAATGAGGGATCTAGAGCTAGGGATTATTCGCCAGAAGCCCATAACTATGGCGGTAATAGACCAATCTATACAGGACCACAAGGCGGTCAGTACTACATCAACGATAGTGGTAGAAAAGTTTATGTACCAAAACAATAGGATTCATTATTTGGTTGTGGTGTGCTTTTCTTTAATCAGCTTAAGTAGTCATGCTCAAGGAAATTTAAGTGGGATTGGCGCATTGAATTCAATGACTGGCGCAATGCAAGGATTTACAAGGGGTATGGCTGAAAATGATGCCCGTAATGCTGCAATTCAGCAAGATAGAGAGATGTGTCGCTCAGCTATGGATCCTCGGTTATTGCCACTTACATCTGAGTGCATAAGTAGTGCTACACAGAGAATAATTCTCTCAACCTTAAATACATCATTAGAGATGGACGCAAGTAATGGAGTGAGAGCTTGGGCTAACAATGAAAAAGGTTCCTCTGGATATATCGTAATGAAAGGGGATAGTTCTAGCAGGTATGGTCAATCTTGCAGAAATTTTGAAATCCTCTTCGATTTCGAGGGCGAAAGAAAATCAACTATAGGTACTGCTTGTAGAGGATCGTCTGGTGGATGGAACTGGCTTTAACTTGTAATTCAATGGGGAGTAATTAAATGATTATTGCAAAGCGTTTCATATTGTTATGTATGCTTATTCTTACAGTTGGTTGTGCCAACAAAGGCATTCCAGTTGACAGAGTTGCAACAGCAACCAAAGCAATAACAATAGTGCCAACTGGGAAGATTAGATACGATGTATCAAGTAATCGAGGAGGTGCTGGCTTTGGTCTAATAGGAGTATTGGTTGAGCAAGCTGCAACAGCAGATGGAAATAAAAGTTCAACAACAATTCTTGAAAAAGAAATTCCTCAGAATTCAATTTTTAACGCTGCTGTAGAAGAATTTAAAAAGAATTTAGCTAAATCTGGACAAGGTCAACTAGTGACAGTTTCCGAGCCTGTACTAGCAGATAAACCTTCTCAAGAATGGTTTTCAGATACGAAAAAAGAACACATTACTAAAAATCCAAATCTAAAAAGCGATCTTGCGCTAGAGATCTCTTTTCCATCCGTAGGTATCTCTAAAGAGTTCGGTGGATATTATGCGATTGGTTTTATCAGCGCAAAACTTGTTGATGTAAAAACTGGTGCAATAGTAGGTTCTGCCAGTGCATACAATATTGGCATGACCAGTGGAATTTCTATTGATGGAGATGAGGGAAAGCCTGATTACCCAGTCGCAGTTAAAAAAGCATTTGATACACTTGCCAGAAGTCTTGCAAATCAAGCCTATGCAAAGTTATACCCAGCTCAATAA